TCATTGTCCCAAAGAGGCTAACGGATTGGTCGTTAAGCACTGTTTGAGGCTGCCATGTGCAAGGTGAGCGTAACGCATGGTTGTTGTTATGTGCTTGTGCCCTAAAAGCTCCTGTAACTCCTTTAGGCCTCCCCCGTTGATCACATGATGACTGGCGAAGGTATGCCTTAAAACGTGGGTTAGCTGCCCAGCTGGAAGCTCTATGTGAGCGTGGATTAGTGCGTTTTCAAACGCTGTTCGTGCATCGCCTTGGAATATCAACCCTTTCTCGGGCGCGCCCGCCAAAATTTCTTCGCAAAGATCGGCGCTTATAGGTACTGTGCGCGCATCGCTGTTTTTTGTTTCTTCGTAGTTAACCGCGCCATTCCTAAAACTTGTGCGTGTGAGTTTTAAGGGCTCCCCCCAACGGGCGCCAGTGGCTAAGCACAGTTTTATACGTTTAACGAGACTCACATTTTTGCTTTGCTCCGCAGCTGCTAATAAAGCAGTAATCTGCGACAACTCCAAATAGAAAGGCTTGCGCTTGTCCAGCTTTAGCTTTTCGATCCCCTGCAACGGGTTATTGTGTCGCCAATTTTTAAGCTTGATAAGTCGCCCATAGACCGCCGACAAGTAGGCCTGTTCATGATTGACGTTGTTTTTCGAAATTGTGCCGCCGCCGCGTTTTTTTTCTTTGATGCGTTGGTTGCGATACTCGACCCACTGCGAAGGCGTTAGTGATCTTGCAAGCGGGTTGCCCAATCGCTTACAGAGAGCTTCGAGTTTTTGACGTCGTTTTTCTCCATCTTTGAGGGTGCAACCATGCAAGGTATACCAGTCTTTGATTAGCTGATTAAGGCGGCGGTTATCGTTATCGGTACGCTCGTAGTTTCCCGAACGGGCTTTTTCCACTTCAGAAAAATAGAAGTTTTCAGCGTCGCGTTTTCGAGCAAATGTACGCCTAATTTGGGGGCCATACTTACCCGCTGGGCGACATGACAAATACCAACCTTTGGCGGTTTTTTTGATAGGTAGCCCCGTTGCCATGGTGGGGCCTATTTGATTTTGTCCGCTAACAGTTCAAGCACCTGCGGCTTAATACTCCTAGATTCAAGGCGCGCAACGATCATGCGCATCAAGCTGTCATCGTTTGCTTTGATCCGCTCAAGGGAAATTTCACCGGCAAATGCAAGCCACGGCAAAAGTTCTGGCAAGCGTTCGCCTATTTTTCGGAATTCGTACTCACTGACCCGACAGCGATCTTGCTCCATGTTTTTAAGCCGAGTGATGTCAAATTCGAACATTTCGGCGAACTCTTCACGAGTGATGCCTGTCAAGAATCTAATTACTTGCAGTCTTTTACCTGCGCTTTGTTCCACGTTCTGTAACTCTGTTGATTTAAACGCCACACCTCCCCCTTTTTGTCCTTGCGCACGTTATCCATTGTTAGCGCACATAAATATTACCCCTAAAAGGGCATATATCAAACACTCACATGCCAATATTTACGCTTTTAGCTGCTAAAGAGATAATAATTATCTCTTTAGGTGTACTGTACTGTTGACTTATCCCTTTAGGGATAATTATTATCTCTTGCACATAATCAATGGTTACAGCACACACAAGGGTAGCTAATGGAAGCCATCGAACTACATAAACGCATCACAACAATAAGCCCAGTCATGACCCGCGAGCTATTTAGCCTACGCTCGGGGCTCCGGCCAGAACAAATACGCGGCCAGGTATCGCGCGATAACCTGGCGGTGTACCCCCTCGGTAAATATCGACTTATCAACATAGCTAGGCTCACACGTGGCGGCTTACAAGATATCGGTTTTGTGTACGTGCCAGTGCCGGTAATGACGCCTGGCAATTTTTCAGAATGTTCTGGCATTCCCGAAACAACCATCTATGAACACTTAGGCGGCGCACTACCCGTTAAAGAGGTAGGTCGCTTACGCATGGTTGATATTCAAAAACTTTTCGCCCTTTGCCTGGCTTACGCGTAATCCAGGCAAAACCTGTAACTGAGAAACAAAAAAGGGCGAAACATGCGTAACAGCTACGATAAATACGATCTAGAACAAGAAATTATTAACGCGCTTAAAGATGATGTTAATTTTAATTTCAAAGAAACCGCGCGTTACTTTCAATACGGTAAATGCCCGGAATGCAACCGTAAAACGGTTTACATCAAAAAAGATAACCCCGGTAGGATCGCGTGCAGCCACACCGATAGCTGCGGGTATTCAGAAACCACCCGCGAACGTTATGCACATTTATTTGAAAATATAAGCGAACGTTACCCCGCCACGCAGGAAGACCCCAACGCCAGTGCAAACGCGTACATGAGCCATGTTCGCGGTTTCCCTCTTGTGAAAATCAGCAACTGGTATTCGCAAGGCTACTTGCCCCTCAACAATGGAAAGAAAGCACCAACGGTGCGTTTTAATTTATGGGATGGATTCTATTGGGAGCGCCTAATAAATCAACGTGACGTATGGACTTATGGCGATAAGAACCACAATAAAAAAGGCCTGATATACCGCAACAAATGCTGGCAACCACCCAACCAAAAATTTAAACAAGGTGATCGGGTTTTTATTGTTGAAGGTATTTTTCACGCTATCGCATTGAGCGTTTGTGGTTATAAAGCTGTGGCTGCATTCAGCAGTGGCAACCTGCCACGAGACATCATAAAGCAATACCAAAAACACAAAATAACTTGGTGCCTAGCGTACGACAACGACGACAACGGCGCTGGAAATGAAGCGGCTAAAAAATTTAGGCGTGAATTACACAGCATGGACTGCGATGATATAGCCATTTACCACTGCCCCAAAGGCATAGATTGGGATGATGCTTACAGAAGCGGCGAGCTAGACGAAAACTTTATTAGAGCTTGTCGCTTTCGCGGCGAAATAAACAGTGCTGAAACGCTGGAAGATAAGTCCCGCTGGCTGTATTTACGCCGTGAATTTACGTACAAAGTTGTTGATTTTAACAACCGTTTTTACTCCGTTAGTGTTGAAGGTTTTAACGAAGAACTAGCAAAAGCTATTGATAAATCAGCTCAAGCCGATATGTTGAATATCGACAGTGCAGAACTCCACAAAAAAACCACAAGCGAAGCTCTGCACACCGAGACCGGAAAGAATATTTTTAATAACACTCTGGAAGCCCATGCAATAAGCAACTGCCTACCTAATTTTCTTTTTAGTCAAATTAACAAGATAACCGGCGAAATCGCATACAATTTTTTAATCAGTTACCCCAGCGCGAACAAAGCGCGCCAGGTAGCGTTTGCCGGTTCAGCTTTAGAGAGCCCCGCCAGCTTCAATAAAGCATTGCTTAACCAAAGTCCCGGTGCCACCTTTGATGGCAGTGCCAACCAGTTAAAACGCATTCGCGACCAATGGTTTGATAACGGTGTACTCATCGTTGAAACGGTTCCCTTTGTTGGCTACGACAAAGACACAAAAATATATATTTTTCCCGAATTTGCGTTTTACAACTGCCGCTACCTACGCCCCAACAAAAGCGGGTTTGTCTCTGCGAACAATACCCGACTAAAAACAACACTTAAATCAATACCTATCAAGACCAGTAAAGAATTTAAAGGCGATTGGGCCAACAATTTTTTTAAGATTTTCCACTATAACGGCCTGGTTTGCCTGGCGTTTTTTTTAGGTAGCCTGTTTGCAGAACAGTTGCGCGAGCGCTTGGGGTTTTTCCCTTTCTTGGAATTAACCGGCGAACCTGGCAGTGGTAAGTCGGTGTTGCTGGAATTTTGCTGGAAATTACTGGGGCGCTCTGAATACGAAGGGTTCAACCCCAGCAAAGCCACGTTTGCAGCGCGAAGTCGTGCATTTACTCAGGTTTCTAATATGCCGGTCGTTTTGATGGAAGGCGACAGCATGGACGGTAAGGACGCAAAAAAAGGCCGTTTTGATTTTAACGAATTAAAAGACCTTTTTAACGGCCGTGGCATTCGCGCTACCGGTGCTTTTAATCGTGGCAACGACATCGAGGAACCACCCTTTCGGGGCACTATATTAATCGAACAGAACGCAACAGTAGACGCAGACGAAGCAGTCCTCCAACGAATAGTGCATCTGCACGCAACACGCGCTCACCAACGCCCTGAAAACAAACCGCTTGCTGATTGGTTTCGCCGTGTGGAAGTTAAAGAGGTTTGCGGCTTTTTATATGAAGCATTAAGCAAAGAAACACAGATCATTGACCATGTAATTAATCATTACCGCCGTGTAGACCGGCAACTCGGAAGTGATGCAACCATAAAATACACCCGAATTGCGGAATGTCACGCTTTAGTAACAGCCTGTGTCAACGCCTTACCTCTTGTGCTCCCCAAGCTTGCGGCCTGCCTGTTGCCCCAAACCGAAACGCACTTACAGCAACGCGCGCACGACCGGCAGCAACGTATGGCTACCGATCACCCCACCGTGGCCGCTTTCTGGGAAATTTTTGACCTTTTGAACGTGCGTGAACTTCAAAGCGAGGAAGAACGCCTAGCAGGCATTCGTGGCGAAGAGCGAGAGACTTTAAACCACAGCCTCAATTCTGATCGCATAGCAATCAACCTACAGGAATTTCACCAGGCTTGCGAAAAAGCACGGGTGCAACGCTTAGACCTGGCGGAATTAAAAAAACTATTACCAGGTAGTCGCCGCCATAAATTTATCGCCAATAAAACCGTGAAAAGCCAAATCCACGAAGGCAAAAGCCGGTGGTGCGCTGTATTCAGCAAGGAGTCAGCCAATGTTTAAAAAATTCAATTTTTCATCGAGTTCAATCGCGCAAGCGTCGTGCTTGCTCGAATTTTTAGCGCGGGGTTCGCAATACCATAACCAAGCTAACCGAATTAAAAAAAACTGCTGTAAGCCACTGTTCGTATGGCTTAAAGCGAATCGGACAAACCTAACAAACACCTAACCGAACCCTAACCAAGTTAGGAAATTAAAAAAAAAATTCTAACTTTGTATTTTTTATATCTCCTTATAAATCAATCAGTTAGAAGAAAGTAAGGGGTTTAGTTAGGTTCAGTTAGGAAAAAGTTAGGAAATTAAAATACTTAGATATTCCTGTAAGCGGTTGATATATAAGGAAAATACTCAATGAGATATGATTCAGTAATGCTGGTTAGGGTTTTGCGAAGTCCTCTCCCACTTATTTACGCGGAAAAACCACACTTTATCACCGACCCAGACGACCCCAACGGCACGGACTTTCGTCAAGACTGCCTCGCGTATTGGCTACTCACAACCAAAACGCACACGACTTTTTCTGAATACCTGAGCAACCAGCGCCAAGCGACGATTGCCGGATTCTTACCGCATCTAGCCCGCTGCATTGCCTGGCACTGGCTAATAAACAAAACCCCGCAGCAAATACGCGCGCACTTGACCAGCGTGCCCGAACCAATGCGCGAGTACTTACGTGCATCGCTTAACGAATTACGCAGCCAACCAACCCAAAAGGAGGCCACTCAATGAGCCAAGTATGCGTTTTAACACCTCACGAAGAACAAGCGGTAAAAGCAGCGCTTCACGAAGCAAAAGCCTGCCTGTATTGCCCCAGTACTGCAAGTGAAGCATTTAAGGAAGGAGCGATAACTAAAATTAAAAATGCACAAGAAATATTCTCTAAAAAGGAGCGCAAGCGCCGTGAAAAAACCACAAAAAATTCCTGAAATCGATAGCGAAAAAATGGCCGACCTCGCGCGCTCGATGATGTTTGGTGTGTCGTCTACCCAAACGGATAATTTTATAGATTTGGGATTCCTGAGGGATGCCAACGGCCGTCGCGCAAAACTAAGATTATCCATATTACCCGCCCACGCAAATGAACAAGTAGACGAATTCTTGAAATGTTTAAAAGGAGATTAAGCCATGGAGTTAAAAACACAAACAACCCTGTTTTTTCTTACAACTATTGCAGCCATTGTTTTGAGCTTGATTTGTGTAGTACTCCCGGTGTGGCAATGGGCCAGCCTAGTAAGTAGCAAACCGTTAGCAATTGTTGCAGGTGCGGCCGGTTTCGGCGTTGCAGTGTGCAAATTAACTTTTGCACCACTCGCAGTGTTGCTAGGCCGACAAGGTAACAAAATAGGTTGCTTAGTCCTCGGTCTGGTTGCAGCCATAGCAACCTGGCTAAGCATTAATGCGTCGGCAACGCTCTTTGCACTGCAGGAAAACAACGCAGCTGATAACGCAACGCAAAAAACAGCCAGTTACCGGAACGCAAAAACAGCACTACAACAAGTTAATAACGATATCAACGCGTTAAACGAATTAATCAACAGAGATTTAAACGGAAATTATCGCGCACGGGCGTTAGAAAACCGAAAATTACTCACCGATCTGTATCGCAGACAGGACAAGCTGGCCTCGCTGGTTGATAGGGGCTCCAGGGCTTCACATGCAAGCCAACAATCGACGTTCGCCAAAAACATAACCCTTAGCCTGCCCGGATTTAAGACGAGCTTAGATTCGCCCACAATTGCCGCCACTTCTCTGCATGTAATGGCATTGGTCGCCGTGCTTGCAATCGGCCCATGGTCGCCCCTTAAAAACGATAACAAAGAAAAGAAAAACGATAACACGTCAGAAAAAAACGATTCCGCCAAAAACGCCAATCGAAAAACGGAAAAAAACACAAACCCCAAAACAATAAAGCAGCCCGGTGAGCTGGAGGCAGACCAATTAAATTTGGCAAAAAGAATTTGCTCTGGAGAATTCGGCAACAGCTTTGCCTTGCGCAATGTGGTTGCGGCCGCCCCAATAAAGGGTGGGCATAAAAGAATACGCAAAGTATTCGATTGGCTCGAATTACAAAACAGCATTGTTAACGCGGGATATCGCAAAGGCTACACCCTTACACAAACTGTAATCGAATAAAGGGGGGGGTATGGACTTATCAATAAACGTTTTATTCGCTTTTGCGGCTATCTGCATTGTCGGCGAAATTATTATTTTTACGTTTTTTAAAAACCAAATTAAGAGGAAGACCAACCGTGAAAATTAGGCTAGTTAAAACACCACTAAAAACAGCTATCGAAATCGATGCGCTTAATCCGATTGACTCAGATCGTTTTTATTCAAACCTATCTGTTGTTGTGTTTCACATGGGAGCAGAAATTAACGACACCGCACCCGTCGTCGCTGCGTCTTTTTGCGGCCGCCTTGACGCTAGTGATGCGCAGAAATACGCAAAGGGTTTGAAGCTTGCTGGGCTGCTGTGTGAACACTCTCGAGAGCATACCGTATATAAAACATTTTCGGATATCGCCGCAAAAAAGCTTAGCTGCGCTGCAACCGTAGTTGGAGGAATTCACTAATGATTTATGCCAATGTGAGACGCGACAGCCGATACAGCGCGCAACGTCAGAAAAAGCCCTTTCCCGTTCAGTTACGGGCCGGTGGTGAATACATCTGGCAAGGTGGTCCTGGTGGGCACTATTGCACAAGCGATTTAGATTTTTTTACGCAGTCTACAGAAGGAAAATTTTACAACTTCTCTGTTTTAACCGGTTGCGAGCAAGTCTTAGCTCGGCGATTGGTGAAGCAAGCCACAACAGCCAACAGCCGCCATTGGCTCGAAAATATGCGCGAGACTTTGCGAGAAGGCATGCAAATTATTGACAACCGTATTAATCAGGTTGAAGCAGAACGGGCTGCCAGCCCGAATGACGACGATTAACGCTAACGAAAAGGAAAATACACATGAGTACAAAAAAAGCACTTGAAGACTTAAACGATAAAACAAGACTTATACGAACCCTTGAGGAGCTGGAAAAAGAAACTGTTTTTGAAATTTCAAACTCCCCAAGAAGTATAACGATTCAAACAAATAGCGAAACGCTAAGGGGCGTTATTACTAAAGAGAAAGAATTGCTACAAAAGCAAGTTGATAAATTACAAAGCCTTGTGGACACAACCGACAAACTTTTTGCCGCACACCTGGCTGCACCAAGTGAATAACAATCCCCTTGGTTGGCCCTGGCTGATTGCTGGGGCAGCACTGCTTACCTTAGCAATAATTACAAACCTGGTTTAAGGATTGTCAATTGTGAAAATTAGTAAATATTTCAACCGCCATGAAATCGCCTGCCGCTGTGGTTGCGGGCTAGACACCATGGACGCGGTAACACTGCAATTAGCTGATGCCTGCCGCGATTTTGTCGGCGCGCCTATTACACCGAGTAGCGGCGCCCGCTGCCTTGCACATAATCGCGAACAAGGATCAAAAGACACATCCCAGCATCCAATGTGCCGTGCTATGGATTTACCTGTGCCAGACCCCGCCGCCTTATATGTATGGCTGTGTGAGAACTACCCCAATAAATACGGGTTTGGCCTGTATAACACGTTTGTTCATATCGACAGCCGTACGGGTAGGCCTGCCCGGTGGGACAAGCGAACAAAAATAATTGGGAGGGCTAAATAAAATGGAAAACCACGCTGTAATAGAAACCTGCGAGCGAGGCCATAATTTCGCCAAACTTCCAGACCACCCGCAAAAAAAAGGGGAATCACGTTGCCCCCATTGCATGGCCCAAGTACTCGACGAATCAGATAGCCAGGTTGATTTAAACACACTTGAAACGTGGGCAGGATTCGCGGCGGATGCAATACAACAAGTGATTGACGATTGCCATGAATCGCAACCTGAAGAAGCGCCAGAAAATGTTTGCAAAGATTTGCATAAGCTGCTTTCAGACCTAGAGAACATTTTAAAAGGTGATACTTATTTAATGCCTAAAATGGCCAGATTTATTGGTGATGTAGATTCCACTTTAATTCTAGATTAGGAGAATCAACCCATGTTTACAGAATGCTTATGTTTTATTAGTAAAGACTCACAATTCGAACTCGCAAAACCTCTTAATTATTACCGGCCAGAGGTAGGTACCATTAAAGTACCAACTGGTTTTGAAACAGATTTCGCGAGTATTCCAGCTTTTGCGCGTGTGTTTTTTGCTGTTAACGGAAAACACCGCCAGGCGAGTGTTTTGCACGATTATTTATATTCTAAAAAAGGGCGGGTGCCTAAGATGGTGGGTGAGACTCGATTCACCCGCAAGCAGTGCGATCAGGAATATTTGACAGCTATGAAGGGTACTGGCGTAAGCTTTTTTAAACGCTGGGTATTTTATGGGGCGGTGCGTTTGGGGGGGTGGATTTATTGGAACCGCAAAACTAACGGGGGTAAATGATGGAAGCTCAAGCTAGCTTGAATGTTCAAGACCTCATAGAACCTTTAGTTAACAGCATGGGCGAAACTTTAGGCTTCGTCGCGCATTGCCCTGGCTGTGATTCGTTACACGTTATTTGGACAAATAGCCACGACTACCCTAAATGGGATTTTAACGGCGATTTAAAAAAGCCTACGTTCTCACCATCGCTATTATTACGCGCCCCTTATCATGGCGACCCAAAGAAACGGCGTTGCCATGCATTTATACGAAATGGCCAGTGGTTGTATTTAGCTGACTGTACGCATGGGCTTGCTGGCGAAACGGTTAATATGTTGCCGGTGGAGGCTGATGAATAATGACTTATAAGTTTTGGATGGTTGTAGATGTAAGTGAAGTGCTATATGGGGTTGTCGGCAACAGGCTGCCAAATCACAAAGCGCCCCGCTTTATTCATGGTTGGCGCAGCAAAGCTGAAATCGAAGCCGCACGCCTAGCTAAGTTATATCCGGCTGGAATTTTCGTGATACTTGAGGCAGTCGCTATTGTTCGAAATCGGCGTACAAGCTGGAGTAATCTCACAAAAATAGATAAACCGAAAAAGGAATTTATTGTAAGTGATTTACAAACCCGAGATGAAGCAATGCAGTTTGATGACATACCGTTCTAGCCTAGCGTTGACCTTTAATTATTAAGAAAAAGCAGTGAGGGAGCGCACAACATCGTACGCTCGCTATTCGGATACGCCCGCCTAGCCGTATTGCATACCCATTTATAATTGACTATGCAGCCAGGCGGGCTCTGTTTTGAATAAAGCTTGTAATCAGATCAATGGTCAAATCGTGACGTTCAATGTGGAAAAGGTGATCTGTATCAGGGATGAGGGAAAACATAGCGTTTGGGATATTATCCGCTAACGCTTTGCATTTTTCCGGTGTTACAAAGGGGTCATATTCCCCGGTGAAACACAGCGTGGGGCAGGTTATTTGATCCAGATCGGTTGCCCTATAAGACATCAATCGAATGGTGTTGTAAATGAAAGTCCAAAATTCTGAATGTGTGTACTTACGCGTTTTCCTTAATGTTGCCTTTTTTATAGTCTCTAGCTTGGGTATTGGCCGGTCAGAAGCGGTTAAGAGCTCCACGAAATCGCTGGCAAATTTTTGTGGTGATCTGAGAGAGTCGGCCATTAAGCCTAGCACTATCTGCCAGGACGCCTGGGGTATTTCCTGCATGGCACCCGCTAGCGTAAGTGTTTGTATTCTTTGACTATTTTTTTTTGCGTACTCGATCGCTATACCGGTTGCATAACTACAGGATACAAGGTGACACGGCCCTTTGATGAAGGTTTCTACATATTCGGCAAGGCACTCGCTAAGAAACGATACCGGGTAGCTCGAATGCAGCGGCCCAGCATGGCCGGAGCCGGGCAACTCCACAATGTGGTAGTTAAAGTTAGATGAAAAACCCGCGTTAAGTTGCTTTATGCTCTCGATATCTTGCAGCGCGCCTGGCACGAATAGCATTGTTTGAGAATTAGATTTAAGATGCATGTGCCGTGCACCAGTACCACATAATTTTATATTGTCAATAGTTAACATGTTACAAGGTTCTCCAAATGAGTAGTGGAACTAAAAGAATAAATGACGATGATGCAAGGATCGCCACCCAGAAGGAAATAAACGCCATAAATGAGAGAGAGACGGCATTCAAAGAGGGAGTGGGTCACGCCTTGGCGTGGATATACCGGCAACAATGCTGGTCGCCGGAAAAAATCGCCCGGCGTATCAAAGGGTTAAAGCCTGGCACTTGGCGTGCCTACGCGCAGGCCAGCTACCCTAATAACCGCTCACTGCATGTTATTGCTGCGTTTTCGTGGCTTAGCCAGGTATCGATGCTCGCGCTATTGAAGGGCACCCTGATTCAGACCCATTGGGACACTATGGACGAGCATTCACTGTGCGCCCTGTTGCATTCAAGCTTGCTCTCTAAGAAGCAGTTTTATGCCCTTATGATGTTCCTTGCGAATGATCTTGAAGAACTAGGGGTGAAGCTCACGGCCCTGTTTTGGGATCGACTAGCCGAAGTGTCTAACTATCCAGACGATTTCATGGCACCCAGAGAGCTGGATTTAGAAGAATTTAGAGCCGATTACTACGAGTCAACAGGGTTTGTGTTGCGAGCACTACGAGAAAAGTCGGGGTACTCAATCGAACAAATGGCTGAAGTAATCGGGGTCTCTGAAGAGCGCTATTTGGGATATGAAAACCCAGATCGGTCAACCAACATTCCAGTACAAGCGGCTTACCGCTTAAAGCTCGGGTTCCACTTAAAAGACACAACCGGTTTCCTGGTTAAGATGCATCGCTTTCCTGGTTTTTTTAAAGCTCGCAAGGTGCAGCAGCTACGTGACGAGCTGATTTTCGAGCTATTCAGCCACGTACCACCCAACCACAAAGGGCGTTTTGTCGTTTTGGCGCGAAATATTATGGAATTTCGTCAAAATCAAGCCCGATAAGCGAAATTCTCAGAAATTGCTTATGAAATTCCCTTACAAAATAAGGCTATTTGGCGCAATATCGCACCGTCATTTTTTGGACGGTGAAGAAAATGGACAACAAACAAACAATCGAAACAAAAAAAAACCGGGTGACTGCTACCACCACGTTACAAGAACTTGCACCCGGTGTTGAACTTACCGCGATGGATTTATGTAACTTTCAGCTGGTGGCCAAGTATGCGGAATTGAGGCAACAGGGGGTTAACGTTAGCCTGCATATAAAACATAATGAACCTGCACACTAGGTGGTGGAAAAGCAAGCAGTAGAAGGAGCGCGATAAGTGAGTGGTAATACCAATGCACAAGCGATTGGCGACGATGAAAGGAAGATCGTAACGATAGAAGACGCACGGCCAAAGCTTAACTTTGCGCACGTAATTAGAAAGCTTGCTGTGATTGAAGATTTATTACAGATTCCAGGCGAGTTGTTAACGGACGATGCCCGCGCCGGCGCAAGAGTAATATTATGTGAGGTACGCGAAGAGATCGAAAAACAAAAATAACACCACACCTACGAACGATATAAAAAAACCGGCGCAGATAAACGCCGGTTTTTTTATGCCCGTACTTTGAAAAAGTCCAGCTGATCACGCTCGGCCAGTTGCTGTGGGCTAAGCGTGTGGGTGCGCAGTTTTTGGGGCAATGCATGGGGGCTGTCTGGAAGCACATAGGCGCTCTGTTCTAGCTGTACTTCTGGGTTGGGGTTGGCGCTGGGGGTCAGTGTAGCAATTAGCTCAAATCCAAAACGGCCACGCCAGCCGCATTGTGTAATATTCTGGCATTCAATAATGCCATCTCTAAATAACTTGGATAGCTCGCGACTGTGACGCACGCGGGCGTGTCCTCCACAGTGCGGGCAGGTTAAGCGCATTTGACTTGCTCGCGGTGATTCGTTTGATGTGTCGGCCATATTCCCCCCCTAGTATTTTTTACCCCTTTAGGGATATATATTACCCCTTGGGGTGTTTTTTCATCAACTATGGGCGGGTTTCGGCTTCTATTTCTGTCGTGTAGCCCTGGGGGCTTATTCGGTGGCTGGTACGGGTGATTACCCAAGCCTGGCCGGAAATAGCGGCATGATGGCCTTTGGCTTCTAGCGGCGATTCTGGCGCCGCTTCGGGCTTGCCTAAAGCTAGGTACAGGTTTAACACTGCTTGCCCACGTTGCAGGCGCTCAAGCTCTGCAAAGGCAGCTTGATAGGCTGCCTCCGCGTTATCGAAGGTGCCCGGCAACAAGGTTGCGCGTTCATCTTCACCGGCTTGCTCGTACTTGTAAGCGCCCAGCTCTTTGCTGTGCCAGCGCGCACGAACGCCGGTAAATGTGTTGCGTTCGGTTTGGCGGTAAAACCAACGGTTGCCTTGTGTTTGTTGCACCACCACAGGCGGGAGGCTCACCCCGCTTGCCGTTTTCGCTTCTGCTTTTTTTAAAAACAACAGCACACCGTTTTTTACGGTGGCAATGGCATCGTGCACGTGTGCAAAACGATTTAAAAAATGTAAATCGCTTTCATTGGTCTGTTGTGGTGAAACTAAATTAATTGCCGCTAGGCGCGGGCTTATTTTGTATTGCAAGCCATGGTCGGCGGCGATGTGTGCCACCAGTTTTTCTAAACTAATACGCTGCCAGCTACGGCTTTTTTTGCCCGGTAAACCCGCCACTAAATCTGCACTACGGGCGTGCAGTTTCAGCACGGCAGGACTGCCGCTGTGAGACACTTCATCAATAGTGAACGCACCTTTGTATTGCAAACTGTCGCCATGCCAGCCAATTGCCGCTGTTAATTCTCCGCCCAATGGTGGGAATGCCAACCCTTCTGTATCGGCCAAAGTAATGCTTAAAGTGTCTGCCGTGCTGCCGTTGTATTCGACAATTTCAAGCTCAATTAAGGGCGAGAGCTTGGGCGTAATGTCGCGCCCATTAAGCGTAATTTTATAACCTGGCGAATTTTTGTTGGATGGCGTAAGCATTTAAAAACGTAACCGGTTAAGCGGTTTTGAGAGCACTCCGGTTGCCGCTTCCAGTGCGGCATTGGTGGCGGTACCCAGCAAGCTGGGGTCGCTTTCATCGACGCGAACCAGGCTTACTGAAAATTCGATTTTTTGCGGTATGCCGTCGCGCATAAAATGTGTGCTGGTTTCGCGTACTTCCGTAATTGCCCAAAAACCGTAAAGACGTCCGGTGCCTTCGATTAATGGCCAGCCTTTGCCATCGGTTGCCATGGTGCGCAATAAATCCAGGGTTACGCGGCCGCTGGTTATCTCTGGGTATAGGGTGCCGGTTAGCGTGATTGTATCTGCGCCTGGGCCTGTGTATTGATAAACCGGCCGCGCGCCCGTGCGCTGTTGTTCGGCATGGCGCCATTGGCTGATGCGTTGCAATTGTTCATAAGGCGCACTGCGCAAATCGAAAATAAAAAAACCCAATGCCATTAACATAACAAGCCCTTTTTAATCGTGTAACGCTGCATTGCGTTCACTGATTTTGCGGCGTTGGTGTTCTTGCAAAAGACGTTCAACTTCATAAGCAATACTCTGTGCATCCATACCCGGTGCCGCGTTAATGTTTATGGTGATGGTATCGCCGGCCACCGGCGCCGGCACCACCTTGCGTGATAGTGGTGCGCGAGTATCGAGGGTATGAGCTGTTGCTGGTAGCGCCAGCGCCAGGCTTGCACCAGTGGTGGTTAGTTGCCTTGCCAGGCGTTTTAATTGTGCTTGGGCTGCTGGCGTTGCATTGCGTAAGCCTTCGCGATAACCCGCCAATGTATCGCTGCCAAAATTTTTGAATACGCGGCTTGGGCTGTGAATGCCTAACAGTTCTTTAAATGTGTTTTTTACTGAATCGGCAGCATTTTTAACACTGTTAATTAATCGGGTTTTGGTGCCCTCGATACCTTCAGAAAAACCCATAATTAATTGCTGGCCCAGCTCAATACCTACACCCAACAATTCACCTGGCAAATTCAACACCGTTTTTAAAGCGGTAACCAAAATACGTGCGAAGGCAGCACCGCTCTTACCTGCTGCGGCCAGTTCTTCTTTGGTCGATTTTACCGGGGTTAACAAATCGTTAAACCAGCTTCCTGCTTTCTTTAGCCATAGACTCAGTTTTTCGAACATTGGAAACAATGGACTAAGTACATTTTTAATTGCGTTTAGAGTTAAACGAATCAATGCGGTAAGCGGTGCAAATTGTTTTGCAAGCTCCGAAAAAAAACCAATTAACCAAGCTTTAATTGGTTGCCAATATTTATAGATTAATAGCGCAGAAAGTGCGATGGCAGCGATAATCAAACCGATAGGGTTTGTAAGTGCGAGACGGGCGACGTTGATTAGTATTAACGATAAAGCACGCAGCGCAATTAATGGCGCCCTTACGGCTGCGGCCAGAGCAGGTAGTACACGAATCCCCAGCAACTGCAGTGCAAAACGCGTTGCAGCTAATGGCAACAGCAAACCGAACAGTGCCGCACCTAAGCTGCCGAAGACAGCAACAGCAGCCAAGCCAGCAAGCACCGCTTTGGTTAAGGTTTTTACCAACTTCGGATTTTCGCGCACCCAGTTGCCCAATGCACTAACGGTGCGATTAACATTTTGAATTAACTCGCGTAATAATTCATTGTTTTCGCCGAACACCTGGATTTTTACATCTTCCCACGCACTCGAAAGCCGGTCGATATCGCCGCGCAAATTTTCGCCCATGATTTCGGCCACTTTGGCGGCTTCACCGTTGGCATCTCGAATACTCGCAACGTATTTGCGCAAGCTACCACTGCCAGCTTGGTTTAACAGTTCCAGCATGGCGGCAGCCGGGCGTTCACCAAAAATATTTTTAATAATTTCCAGTTGGTCCGTTTGACCCATACCGCGAATGGAATAATTTAAATCTTCTAAAATTTTCACCATGTCGCGAAGGTTGCCGTTTTCATCCGCCACGTTTAACCCTAAGCCCTCTAGCGCATCCTTCGCAGCAGCAGTGGGTGCACTGAGGCGCAACAACATCGCGCGCAATGCAGTACCGCTCTCACTGCCCTGTAAGCCCACGTTGCCTAACAAACCTGCCATAGCGGCGGCCTGTGCTAAATCGACACCCGCGCCGGCTGCCACAGGCCCCACATATTTCATGGTCTCGCCCAGCATTTCTAAATTAGTGTTGCTGGTTGTAAATGTTTTTGTGAGCGTGTCTGCAACCCAGCCCATTTGCTCGGCGCGCAACTTGAAGCCGCCTAAAATATTGCTGGAAATATCAGCGCCGCGCTCAAGCTCCAGGTTGCCCGCTTTTGACATATCCAAAACGCCAGGCATAGCCGCTGTAATTTGTTGGGGCGCAAAACCACCCATTGCCAAAAAGCCCTGCGCACCTGCCACTTGGTTTGCGCTAAAACTGGTTCTAGCCCCCAAATCGCGGGCGTTTTGCCGCATGGCGGTCATAAGCGGGCTTTGCCGGCTAAGCCGGGCCAGTGCCTGCACTTGCGACATTTGCGCATCGAAATCGGTACCACTTCCAAAAAACGCCCCTACACCTTGCGCGCCACGCGCAGCCAGGTAGCCATAGCCCAAGCTGGTAACAGCACCCGTGCGAGCTGTGTTCATCGCAGCGCGGTTGCGCTCGCGGGCACGACTGAGCGCTGCTTCTCTCGCTGCCAGCTTGTGTAACACGCTCTGCTGGCGTTCCAGACTGCGTGTAAGGGTTTCGGTTTCCTGGCGCATTCTGCGCGCCTGTGCTCCCGCGTGTTGCGTACTAACACCAGCCGCACGCAAACGTTCGCGGTGTTCTTCCAAACGTTTATTGCTGGTTTGGTGTTGCTTAGCCAGGCGGGCGGCCTGGGTAGTTAGCTTTCGTACTTCGGCGCGGTGCTTGCGCGCTTGGTTGCCGGCTTGGTTGTAGGTTGCCTGGTGTTTTTCGAGTTCAACACGGGCCGCGTTTAATGCCTGGTGTTGTTCCTGTGTTGCGTTTTTGTTGGCGGCGATTGCATGGGTATAGGCTTGCAATACGACTTTGGCGGACTGTAATTTATTGCGAGCATTTTGCTGTGCTGCTTCGCTAGCTTTTTGTTGTTGTTGCCACAGTTGCAATTGATTTGCGTTGGTTTTTATTTGCTGTGACAAGCTACGTAATTGCGTACGAGATTCCCGAAAACCGGAGAGATTTTTCGCCTGGTTATCGAGTTGTTTTAGTTGGCTGCGTGTTTGTTTTAAAGTGTCGCGCACCTGGCGTGTGCCGGCGACGGAATTTAGAAGATTTTGGCGTAGTTTTTCTGCACCTTGTAACGCCAGGTTAATGCGAACGTTATCGGACATTTAGCCGTCCACACAAAGCACAGTAGCGCCGCAGCACTGAGGCCTGCCAATATGAGCAATGACTTTGAACATGTTGTAAAAACGTCGTTGTGTGTTCGTTCATAGCAAACCCGTTTAGTGATCGGCACCGCTGCGTAAATATGCACGCTCTCGCCACGCCATGAGCTCACCCAATGTAAAAACATCCATAGCTTGAGGCGGCCAATTAAATACCGTGGCAATATCGGCCATGGCATCTTCCACAGTGGACGTTAACTTTGCTCCTTCATCGAGCTGGGCGCTAAAAAACTGCTTACCTTGGTACCGCACTGCATTAAATCTGCCGGCGAGAGGTTTTTTGCTTCGGCTTCTGTAATGCTGGGTAATGTGATGCGTGGCAGAAGTTTATGCAGTGAAGCCACGTCCAATTCCAACAACTGAAACAACGACAAGCCTCTTAGCTCTCCGCTGGCTGGCGTGCGAATTTCAAGTTTTGTTAAGTCGCCGCCATCGCGCTTAATCGGATTGTCGAGAATTACAACTTTTTCGGTGATATCTGATGCGTCTTGCTTTGCCATAATTTCCCCAGTGAAATAGTGAGTTGAAAAAAAGCGCGCACTTGGCACGCTGAGTGAGGGTAAGGGTAGTTATTAAAATTAAATGCCTAATGCCGCGCGTTTTTCGGCGAGTCTATCGACGCCATCAACCACAAAAATATAACCAGCTACATCGATTTCTATTAAGGTTTTTCCGCCGATTACAAGCTTGTAATAACTGCAGCTGGTCGTTACTTTTATGGTGTTGTTATCACCCGCCTTAGCGGTACCCATATCAATTTCACGGTGCCGACCACGCACCACAATTTCGCAGTTAGTAAACTCGCCAGTTTCGTCGCTTTGGTAAGCGCCAGCAAAGCGTAATAGCTCGCCATCAAGCTTTGAGCTACCGTAGCCAACGAAAATATTTTCAATTAGCCCGGCCGCCTGCCATTCGAATTCTATTTTTTCCTGGCCCATATCAATTTCGATGGTGCCATCCATACCGCCAGCCCGATATTCCTCGTATTTGCGGGCGAGTTTTGGCAGCGCCAATTCTGCAATTTTTCCCTGCCACGAATCGCCATTACCAAATAAGTTGAAATCTTTTAATTTGCTTGGGAGTGCCATTGTTTTCCCCTCTTAAAAAGTTGCCAAGCGCGATTAATTGCGCGTGATTGTTAGCCGTTCACCTTCGCAGCAAAGTCGGCGAGATAGGTGTCAGTTATACGCTGCTGAAACACCAGGTTTTCGAGCGGTGGCACTGGCGTGTAATCGTAGTCAATGTATAGTTTGCCAGCTTTCAAAGTGGTTACAGTGTTCAGTTCTTCGTTTAACCAGGCTTTTGCATTCACAATTAAACCCAGTGCAGCAAGTTCGCGGAATTTTGCGTTTACACCCTCTAAAATATCTTTGGCCAGGCTGGGGTGCAGGGGTTTATCGACAGCCCACATATGCGCATCTGCGATGGCATCGGCCAACACTTGCGCAGTAGTCACAGAATTTTCAAACGCGAATAGAGGATCATCGGAACAAGTGCGGGAGCCCCAAAACCGAAATCCATTTTTATTAATCAGGGTCGTTACATCATTTTCATTTAAATAACCGGCATCGGTTGCTGGGCTTTGTAAATCAAAGTGCACATCTTTGCTAATTCCTGTAACTCCATTTACACCAACGTTACTTAGCGTTTTATGCCAGCCTTCCGTTGCATCGATTTTTGCGCGTAAGCCCACAGCGTATGCGGCTGCGCTCACTTCGGTTGTGGTGGCAATAGTAGTGTCGAAAGCCAGGAAATTTGGCCAAATCAAAATGAGCTCGCGTGAAGAAAATGAACTGCGATAAGTGACCGCTTCTTCTTTGTTTTCACAGCCATCGCATACCGCATACACTCTCGCCCGTAATTTTTGCGCAACGCCCACCATGGCGGTTGTTACCGCTTGCGTGTCGTATTCCGGGGCAGCCAAAATACGCGGCACCACACCAAAGTTTTGTTCAGCAGCCAGTAACGCTTGCGCGCCGGTTTTTTTACCGGTGATGCCATCGACACCGCCAATAATATTAGCCTCTGTCGCAGCATCGTCTACATCCAGCTCGACGCGCACAACTATGACAACGGGTGCGGCCTGTGCGGTTATTGCTACGAGAGAACGATACAAACTGGAATCGCTATCCAGATTGGCGAGTGCTGCGGAAATATCGGTAATCATTACAGGCGTATCAAGTGGGAAAGCCACGGCATCGGCAGCTGGAGACGTGCCGACCAAACCAATAATGGCAGTTGAAGGTGTTTTAATGGGGCGGGCGCCGTCGTTAACTTCAACAACTCGTACGCCGTGGTGGTAAGTTTCTGGCATTGTGGAGACTCCTATTTTTTTGGCTTGGTTGCCGCGCGTTGGTGAGATGATTACGCAAAAAATAGGGGCTTTAAATAAGTCGCAACTGTAAACATTTAATTTACAGCTGCGAAAAAAAGACGGGCATTTAAGGGGTAAATTTAATCTTAAGTCGCGCTAATGTAAACCGTTGTATCTAAGTGGCTTTCTTGTGCTGAAGAATCAACGACTGTTAGTCGCCAGCGTTCATTGTACGAAGTGTTATCTGAACAATATGTTTTTGTCCATTTCCACGATGTGTAATTAGATGCAGAAGCCACAACGATTGAAAAAAAGTCATTGTTATTTCCAGCAATCCGTTGAACGCTGAAAGTATAGGGTGCAATACCTCCGCTAGCCGTCATTTTTAACGTTGATGTAGAAATTGAAACGGGGTAAGTCGGGTTCCCTGGTGCAGTACCCGTTGGCGATGGATCACCCGTCAACAGATAAGAAAGCGGCGGCGTATTTGTTGCACCATAAAAATCAAATAAACTAATTGCGCCGCTGGTTGGTATGTTGGCATTTTGGGGGATATCAGGAACAAAAGCACCGCCTCTGTAATAATCGCGCAATTTATTACTGGTGCCGTTAAATTCCGCTTTGATATCGTAGATTGAAATCTGGCCGCTTGACTGTAATGTCATCGCTTAGCCCTCGTTACTTTTTTTTGCGATAAGTTTTTAATAGCCACACTTTCCAGCGCTTTGATTTGCTCTCCTTGCGCTTCGACCAAGCTTATTAATTCCTGAAGCGCAGCTGTAATAACAGCCGTGGTGCGCTCGTAGCGTAGTGTGATGTAGTGCTCGCCACTGATCGATTCGCCTTTATTGTTTAAATCGAAAGGAGCCGGGCGTATAAGCTCGGGGTTTGGCTGCTCAACACTTTGTGCAGTTATTCCCAACTCTAAAACATTGGGACTAAAAGCGCCCTCGGTAAGCTCGCATAATTCTTGCGTGGCCGTGTATTGTATTGCACGCCATTGCTTTATAGACTCTATAGCGTTGGTTATCGGGCCGATAATATTTTTTAAGCGCTCATCGGAATAGCCCGCCACTACATCGCCATCTGCTCGAAACTCACCACCGTCTGTAAATTCATAACGTACTAGACCACCGTCATTGTAAAAATAAAAGCTGCCATTATCGCCGGTGGTTGAATAACCTATTTGCCAGTCCACATCAGTTTTTGATGTTGTGCCGTAAAATCGCAGATAGCGCCCTACATATGTATAACCACTGGAATCTGTGCGCGGTATGACGTTGTAATTAGCACCACCAAATTGCGTGCGCAAGCCATTCACTGCATTTGAATCATTCGCAACACCCAGTGTTGAAAGTTTTCCAGATAGGGCGAGCTCTAAACCATCAACATTGGAGATGGTATGTCCATGGCTATTTGCTGCAACGGTTGCGTTTATCGTTATGTTGCCACTGCCATCAAAATTTGCACTACCGCTTAACTGATTGCCCAGCGATATTGTGCGCGCAGTTGACAATTTCGGCGCACTCACTACGGTAAACGTTAAATCGAAGGGATCGGCATCACTCCCGGTGCTGGTGTCGGTCCAATTAATATCGATGCCGCCACCTTCAACAAACTTGATTTCTTTCGCGTGGGTGATGCTTACTTCTGTACCGTCGCCATCCTCGATCACAAACGAGCGCACAAACACGCTGCTGTCTAAGCCGTCAAATAAATTCGAATCGGCCGCTTTTCCGCTCGAGCTAAGTTTGCCCGCCAGTGCTGCATCTAGGCCGGTGATATCGCTGGTACTGTGGCCATGTGCGCTGGGTGTAAAGGTACTGGGTTTGCTGGTTACCTCCGACCATGCTGGCCAACGGGTGGCTTGCGTGGGAACGCTGCTTAAATCGCTCCAGGCGTGCCCGTGCGCACTAGGGGTAAAACTGCTGGGTACACCGCTTAAATCACTCCAGGGGTGACCATGCGCGCTTGGAGCATACGTTGCGGGTTTGCTGGTAACTTCCGACCAGGCGGGCCAACGGGTGGCTTGCGTGGGAACGCTGCTTAAATCGCTCCAGGCGTGCCCGTGCGCACTGGGGGTAAAACTGCTGGGTACACCGCTTAAATCACTCCAGGGGTGACCATGCGCGCTTGGAGCATACGTTGCGGGTTTGCTGGTAACTTCCGACCAGGCGGGCCAACGGGTGGTATACACCGGTAAATTTATAAGTTCGGTAAAGCTGTGCAGGTGACTTGCAGCAGGGTACACCGTGGGTTTGTTGGTGACTTCTGTCCAGAGTGGCCAGCGTGTGGCTTGCGTCGGTTTGCCCGATATTTGCGCCCAGCTGTGCGCGGTACCGGCGTTTTCATGTGTGGCGAGCATTTCGCCGCCTGTTTTGGGTGTCAACACTTTTGTGTTGCTACTGCGGGCGGTTGCTTCCGCAGTTGTGGCTTTTGCAATTACTCCTGCCGTTAATTCTGTGGCGCCAGGCAATAAAAAACTGGTGTCACCAAATGCGATGTTTGCGGCATCTTCACTTGTTATCGCGATATCCAAACTTAACAACACTATTCCCTGTTCTGCCTTTTCTAATATCGTTTCTGTAGGGCTTGAATAAAGTGCGAATAGCACGTTGTCGTCAGTGTATAAACCAATTTCATTAAGCGTGTATTGGTCGGTAGACTCATCACGCACGGTAACGTGTATTTGATCCGGTGCGACCACATCGCCGGAAATTGTTGAAAGCAATTTAAACTCTGCAAGCAATGCAGTATATAGCGGATTTGGCGTGTATTGCCCCGATCCAAATTTTACGAATTGCAAAACAATTGGGAGGGTTCCATTATTTGTGGCGTTAACCAACGCGGCGCGGCCTGCATCTGTAATTGTTAGCGGTAATGCCATTGTTTTTTTCCTAATCGCTGAGCAGCAAGCGCACCATTAAAACTGGGCGCGCTGTTGCGGTAATATTTAGCGTTGCAGCGGCATCGATACCACTGGTTACTGTAAAAAAACTGCGAGCGGGTTTTGTGCGGCCGATTTCTGAAATGATATCTTCGATAAATTCAGCCGTTACCGCTTGGCCGTTGGGGTCGTTAACATTTATTGCAATATCAAAACCGTGCGGTGCACCTGGTGGGGTTTGTTGCCAGTTTTCACGCAAAGCTACTGAAGCGCCAAATGCGGCCGCCACATCGCGAACACTTTTTACTGTGCCTTTTTGGCGTTTTATGGTTACGGCATTTTTTATAATTTCGCGCTTAACGCTTAAAGGCCAGTAACTTTTCCAGGTATCAATACCCATTGCCCAAGCTAACCATGGCAGCAAATTTTCTGGGCATGTGTCGGGGTTCCACAAATCGCGTAAGGGCGTAGGAATATCGTTTATGCGCTGGCAGGTTTCCGCCAGCGCTGTTTCTACGTTGCTCGCGCTGGGGGGTAACAAGCCAATCACTCGGCTATTCCTCCATGATTAATTGTTTTTGTTGTGCATCGGGCTGCTTGTGCGCTAGTGCAAATAATATCGGCAACTGGAGCAATAATTTCCACGCGCTGTACACCAGCAACGTGTAAAGCAGCATAGATGCCCGACAGCGTAATGCTACGACCCAAGCGCTGGTTTTCTTCCAAGTAAGTGCTTAACTTGTCGTTGGCTTCTTGCAAAACAACGTTGGTGTCCGGGCCGGGAAATGTGTACAAATTGGCTATAATTGTAAAATCAATAAGTTGCGCAGCCTGGGTGTGTACGTTGTCTGTGAGCGGCCGTACGCTCTCTGCATTTAACGCATCATATACGGCTTGCAGTGTTGCAACGTCGGGCACGCCGTTATTTTCCCGTGACAGCACCGTGATAACCACATCACCAGGCATAGGTTCGAGCAGGCCTGCGTCGTCATCCACTTGTAGCACAATAGAACCTGGCGGCAGCTGTGCCATTACGCCGGCATCGATACTGGCCATTGAAAAAACCGGAGTGATAACGCTGGCATCGAGCACCAGACCACTTGCGCTTAAGGCGTGATAAATATACGCGAGTTCTGGGCCTGCTGTACTCAATCCATCCAGCGCCAATTGAATGCGTGCGCGGTAGTCGTCGTCTTTTTCCATCACCGCAGCGGTAGGCGGGTTTGCGTTGGGGTCTGCCGGCGTAATCGTTAAGCGCGTAACTCCCATTAAAGCGCCCAAATGTTCTAAAGTGGTACCAGAAGCAAACGCAAGCATCACTGCCCGTGCAGCTTCATTTACCCGCTGACGAAGTAATAATTCTCGATAAGCACAGAGCTGTAATATTTTTACTGCAGGTTCGCTTTCAAGTTCGAGGGTATCAGCAAGCTCGGGTGCCAGCTCCAACAATTGTGTTTTATTGCTTTGTAATAGGGTTTCGTAATCCAGTGATTCAACAATATCTGGCGCTGGTATACGTGATAAATCTATGGGGTTTTTACCGGCCATAGCATGCCCTTACGTTAAATTAATTTCTAGCTGCTCGGTTTGTTGACTTTCGACATCCAAACGAGTTAGCGATAGCTTCAAGTACATAACGCCTGGTGTATTTGCTTTAATTTCTGCATTAACACTCTCAAGCCTTATACGCGGTTCGTATAGCGCAAGCGCAATAGCAGTAGCGGCGTAACACTGTAATAGAGTTGCGTTGTTAAGAGGTTTGTCGATCAAAAATGGAAGGGCGCTGCCATATTCCCTGCGCATTATTCGTGTACCTGTGGGTGTTGCCAGAATATCGGTAATAGACTGTTTTATATGGTCGATACCATCTAGACTTTTACCGGTTTGCGCATTCATTCCCACTATTAAATAACCTGCTATGTAATTTGGTGCGTGTGCGTAGTCGCACCGCCTGGTGTCGTTTCTGCGTTGCTGGTTATGTGGTTAACAATTGCTGTTGCCAATGCCTCGCACATTTCCTGTGTTTTGGCAAATTCGTTGGTGGTAACAAAGCCTTTACTTTGTAGCTGGGTTACCATTTCTTCCGCAAGCGCGCTTGCATTCATTGCCATGTTATATGCCTGCCTTTACAGTACTTGAAACATGAGGGTGCGGTGAGCCGGTATAGGGGCAAATGTGATTGCCGGTTACCACACCCGCGCCCCCGTTTAACGCAATCTGGGGCGCATCAGCTGTTAATTTACCGTTTACCGTTGCGCTCAAGTCGCCGCCTATTTCTGCGGTGGTGTCACCGTCCACTGTTGCCGTAACATTGCCATTGACCAGCGCATTCACATCGCCGGTGACAGTGAGTTCTGCAGCGCCTTTTATTTCTATGGTTAGCTTGTTTTGTGCGTGGTTGTAGGTGCTAAACGTACCATCGGGGTAAACGGTATGAATTTCGTCACCGTTTTTTCTGGGCGCGGGTACCTGGTCGCTGTATAGCCCGGTCAATGCAACACCCTGGTTTAATTCGCCTTGCGGGCTAAGCAGCAATACCTGCTCGCCCACTTCTGGAGGGTTCCAGGTGTTCACCTGGGCGGCCCGCAGAGTTAACCAGGGTAACCAATCTGTTAGATTTTCACCGGTTTGAACGCGCACTCGCGCTGTGCTGTGGTCAATTTCCGATACCAAACCAAAGCGCACGATATTGCTTAACAGTCTCAATACTTCCGCAAAATTTGTCATATTTGCAGTGTGTAAGTTTTATATTTTTATGGCGACGGCGGGCGACTGTAAGCGTATTTTTTACAGTTTATAATTTGAGGTTTGTTAAGAAAAAATCGTTAATAAATGTTTCATCTTCTGAAGAAAAACCCAGCAATGGGCGGGCGGGGTATTTTGTGCTTGGGCCTGGCTGCTCTTCTACGTAGTCCGTAAGGCCGAAATGGTGTACGGCAGCTATGCGACCAGCCCGGCCGATAATTTCGAGGGTGGCGCTTGTGCTGGCGGATCGTACCTTAATATGCCTGGCTTGCTTCAATTTTGCAAACATCGCGCGTGGCCTGGTGGTTTTATTTTTTCTTGGGGCAAATGGCGAACCGTTGGGAGTTTGTTGTTTAGCAATGCGTTGCTGATTACGTCGGCGTAACGCAATCGCCAGGCGTTTTAAAAATTGGCGGCGTTGTTGTGGGGTGAGTTTGTGCAGCAACGGGTCTGCCCATGTTGCCAGGGAATCGTAATTACTCACTAAGGACAAACCCCCCAGCCGGGCCGTTTACATGAATTTCGAGAGGATCGCCCATGGTAGACGGTGGCTCTGGCAAAATATGCTGAACTGTTCTGGTGGTACCGTCAAACGTGACTATAACGCGCTCGGTAATATTTAGTGTGTAACTGATATCTAGCGTTTCGTGATCAATAATTTGTGAATCAAAACTCAATACGGTATCAGGGTTAAAGCCTGGTTCGCGTACACTGAGCCATTCAAGAATAGGTAGCGTAAGTTCATCAAGGGTGCCCCGCCAATCTGTTATAACTACTCGCAGCGGCATAATGTAAGTGTGCGAATAATTCGCGCCGCTGTGGAATTCAATTTTTCCGTTCTCAACAAACATTAAAAGTTGTTCGGGGTTTCGCGATAGCTTTGGAACCCTAAGCAACAGGTAAGCGTGCAGATCTTTTATTTTTGTTTGTTGGTTGTTTGCTATGTCTGTAAAAACTCGATTTTTAGAAGTTCCGCCAGCCCGTAGGCCGCCTTTAGGCTTATAATATTTTAATGTCCAGTACTCTGCATTTCGACCAACAGAAACACCACCACGCCCCACACTTAGTAAAAAAATACGGCAAATCGCTTCGCCACCGAAGTGCAAGCCACCATTTGAAATATAATGGCCTGATATTTTTAGTTCTTTCGTTGCTGCGTCGCTGCCAGCAATTAATCCTCCTCCTGCGCTCGCTGTGTAGACTTGCAAAGTTACTGCTTGTCCACCCGACAATACACCACCGGCCACACTGGCATTATTCGCTTGCCCCGTTATCGCTTGACCGCCCAAGAATACACCACCGGCCACACTAGCGATGGATGCTTGCGCTGTTACCGCTTGACCGCCCGACAATAAACCACCGGTCACGCTGGCATTGTTTGCTTGCGCAGTTATCGCTTGACCGCCCGACAATACACCACCGGCCACACTGGCATTGTTTGCTTGTGTAGTTATCGCTTGGCCACCCAAGAATACACCACCGGCCACACTAGCGATGGATGCTTGCGCTGTTACCGCTTGACCGCCCGACAATAAACCACCCGTCACGCTGGCATTGTTTGCTTGCGCAGTTATCGCTTGACCGCCTGCGAGCAATCCGCCTACTGAACTGTAAGCATAAACCTGGCGCGTGGTTGCTGCGCCCCCTGCCAAGCCTCCGCCCACTGCCAACGTTCGCGATACAAACTCGCCAAAGAAGACTGAGCTAGTGCCTATGGGTTTAAAATAAACATTGGCGGAAGAAAAATAGCGACTTTTTGCAACCCCGCCGCAAGTGGTGCCACCTTGCCCGCTGGCAGCCAGCACGACTTCGCCAAAATAGACAGTGCTGGAGCCAATGGGTCTAAAATAAACATTCATTCTGCCGCACTAATAAAAGTGAAAGATTCGCTATTGTCTGCGGTTAACATTGCAACAAAATAGTAATTCCCTTGCGTGAGTTCGTTGCTAGCTATTTGATAATTCCCGCTTGCATCTGGGCTGATCTGGCCATTCTCGATTTGATTTAATGACAGGTCAGATATTGAGTATTTAACATTAGCTAAAGTGTAGGGGGTATTGTCAGACGCGTTATACATGACACCACTTATTGCCGGCGCACTGCCCGCGATTGATAAAGAGGTTGAAACCCGTAACGAATCGGCACGAACAATACCGACGACGCTATCCGCATAGATTCCGTAACCCTCAACGTTACCAGCAGGCAGCGCTTGCGGTGTACCAGATAACGTTAACTCAACCCCTGGTGTTACTGTTAACGGCAATACCTGCTCTGACGCCAAGAATTCTTTTTCTTCAGCATTAGTCCAATCTGTTCCTGGTCCTACTGTACTAACTGAATAGTCTGCAAACGATGCGAACCATGCGCCACCGATTTTTACGCAAAGTTTCACAGAGTCGGCAACATCCGAACAATTAAGCGTTGTTTTAAATGATTCAAAATTGGCAATATTCAAACCTTCTTTGTACAAAAATGAAGGTGTTGCGCTGTAGTCGAAATCACCACCATGTATGTATGCATATGACCAGCCATTTGAAGTGCTTGAATACACACACCAATTTTTTAAAGCAGCGTTCGAGCTACTATCTACCGCGCTTGAACCGTATACAGAGTTCAACCCGAAATCGGCAACATTTTGAACTGAATCTGTTAGCGGGGTTATAAAATAGGTCGCATCCCTTGGCGCTAAATCTTTTAATTCGTCTATTTCAGACTGTGTAAGTGCGTCGTCAAAAACCATTGGCATAGCCAAGCGCCCGGCGTAAAAACTGCCAGGACCGCCACTTAGATTTGTCGCACCCATTGTGAAATCGCTATTGCTGCTGGGGTTTAATCCGGCCGGGTGTAAGAACGGGTTTTTTGAGTAAGTAGCGTCGAGCTCATCGGTATACGTCGGGCGCGGTTCAAAAACATTTTCATACCACGAAATAACCTCCGTACCGTCGTATGTCATCCCGACCAGCAGCCAGTCGCCATACTCTGCTATTACGGTTACGTTAGCGGAATACTCAATGGCATAGGGGTAACCGGTGGTGGCATCGCCTGTTGCGCTAACGTGCCCGCAAATCTGATTTGCGCCACCATAACGGGGCAGATCGATAAACTGCCCGTACTGCCTGTCTGCGTTACCTTCATCCCAGCGGCCAAGGAGAAAGCCAGGGGAATCGAATTCCTCTCGTGCGATCCAAGTGAAAACACTAACGTTAGAGCCACCCCTATTAAGCGCACCAATATTTGCATTAGCGATACTTAAAAATTGATCGACACCGTTAAAGCGAGCAAAATATCCAAACGGGCCACCCTTTAAAATTGGCACATTTGAACTGCCGGCCTGTTGGAGTTCCAAGGTGCCGCCGTATCCGTATTGGTTCTGAAAATTGTCAACGAATGGCCATGCAGCAATCAATTTTGAGTTAGTAAGTATCGCCACGCAAAAAACCTCTCAAATATTTTAACAATAAATTTTTGTTAACCGATTGTTATTCGATTTCGCCAACGCTAAAGCGTGGATTTACATAAAAGCGATGCTGCAATGATGCAATAGTGTATGGGCCATCTGTAAAGCGTTCACACCACAACAAATCACCTGTGGTGCGCCGCGTGACAAAATAGCCGTAATTATCGTTGCTCGCCTGGTCTGCGCTGGACGCAAATTCAACGTCGCCATAGTCGGCCGACGCCGGCTCATTAGATCCCGCGCTGGGAGTTGTAATTGCATACGCAGCACTATCGAGCTCTTCGACTGCGTAGCCCAGAAAATCCGCCTCGGTAAAATCACCTATGGCGGTGTCATCATCTGGCGTTATATCGTTTTTATAAATATGCAAGTCGAGCTCTTCGGGCGCGTCTTTATTCAACAGAATGGCGAGTAATGTAGCGCGGGATGCGCGAGGGATGACTATCATTTTTTAAGCTCCAATAAGTGGCGTAGTTTTGGCGTTTGAAATTGGTACATTTTGGCAATATTACCCTGGCGTTTAAGAACCAGCAGTAACACTGTAATAGACATAAAAAATATAAAAAGAGCTAACGTTAAAGTTTGAGGTGGGTGTTTAACCAAGCAATAGGCTTCTAAATACAATGCAACAACATGTAACCATGCGAGTATTGAAATTATTCTTATATACCTTCTTTTACCACGTCTAAATGTTAACAATCGCACTGCTGTTGCCAGAATTGCGATAAAACTAATTATATTGATTAGTAGCGTTATCATGATTTGAACCACCTAAAAATACTGGCATTCTCGCTAGCTTTTATTAGTTGTTGTGCGAGATTAATACAGCACGCCGAAAACACGAACGCGCAAACACTTGGCGTTTTAAAGAAGTTTTCGAGCAACACAGGACCGGCCTGGTAACCCATGCATAAAGAAATAATCAGATATATAAAGCGGGTAAGTAATTTGTGATCTTTCGCGGAAATAACAAAGATACTGGCACCACTTGCGGCACCCATGAGTGTTTCTGCATCGATATTGGTTAAATAGCTCAACAGCGTAACGCCAGTTACGGTTGCAGTTGCTATTGCGGCGCTGCTGGGTTCTGCCATGTTTTAATCCCAAATATTTACACTTGTTGTTGTTTGCTGGGTTTCGATATCGGGCAATAAAACCGCTGTACCCATCGGTAAAACAGGTCCCAACTCACATAAGCCGGGGTTTACTTTTAATACTTCCTCAACCACTCGCGCCGTGATGCCGTAAGACCTAAAACAAATCGCGTCCAGGGTCTCATTTTGGTTCGCGTAAAGTGTTTTCATATCAGCTCAATTGTTACCCGTGGCACGTTCGTTAGGTCGTTAATCGCCCACGCTGCATTACGACGACATTCGTTTGCAGCGTTGCTGTTTTCCGTGGGTGTATCGCCGGTGCTATCGTAGTCGTGTAGCAGTTCAAGCAACGCAGCTTTAGCGAGAGAATAAACCGCCTGTTTGTAGAGTCGTAAGTTAGCGCCGGGAGGGTGCCCCGGCTTTTGAGGTACGTTGCTTAACTCTGTAATGCCTTGCGCGGTCTGTTCTGCCATCCAGTCGGCCAGGCGAGTATTAGCATCGAGCATTGCGTTGTACAAAGCTACCCCAGCCCGGCTTTCACTTGCGGTTGCGTCCACGCGTTCAACATCCCGAAAATCAGCCAACAATAAGCTGGGAAAAAAGGGGTGGTTTGTAATTTCCGTGCTTTCGCTTTCGGTGCCCTGCTGGGGTGTATTGGGTGCGACTAACATTTTTTTGTGCCCTGTTGTTGCTTAAAAGGTGGTGCCTTTTCCACGCCAGAGGCGCGCTTTTTCGACGCGGGCCACGCCTCCCTGGTTTGGGTAATAGGTAGGCGGTGGGCGGCGGCTGTCGGGTTGCCAAAGGCTAGCCTAAGCCGCCGCGCCGCCTGGCGCCGGTGGGGACTCGGTTATGCGCTCTGCTTGGTTATTAGCGCGTGAATGCGTTCTACGTGTTTTTTAACACCCACGTTAGAATCTAGTTTTAATGCACGCTCAAACGATTCCACTGCTTGTGTAAGCTTGCCTGCAAGTGCTTCGTAAGAACCAATAGCTTTAAATAATTTCGCTCTGATTTGGTCGTGCATATCGTGGTCTCTGGTTAGAGTTTCCACCATTTTGAATTGCGCAAGACGCTTGGCATTGAAGTCGCTTGCATTAGTAATTTTCCCATCTGACCAGCGCACGGTTAAACCATCTTTTAAAGCTGGATCGATGGTTTCTTCAACCAAAATCGCGGGCACTGTGCGTTGATATTGGTCGGCCGAATCCATGCCGTGTTTCAGCATATATTCTGCGATATGTATACCGGTATCTATCTCGCCCACGTCAAGACACCATACCATTATGTTTGCGATCACTTGATCTTGTGCGCCGTTTCCATTTTCAATCGCGCCTTCTACATAAGGTAAAAATTCGGTCAATTTTTCCTTTTTTATGGCGATTTTACGATCCATGCTTTGAGCCGAGCTCAATTGCTGACGCGCTTCAGCAAGTGCAGCCATGTGGAGAGCGTAGGCGTCGCCGGTCTGCTGTTTGCCATGTGGCGCTTTCGCAGCGGCTTTGGCGGCAAGTTTTTTTTGACGTAACTTCGCAGCCGGGCTCATATTATTTTTGCTGGTCATGAATTCCCCTTTTTCGTTGTTTATCACCCTGGTGACCAAAGCCACCAGGTTTTGTTAATCGAGTTACCGTTAAATCAATGTGATGTTTTCAATCAGACAGCCGGCGTCGTAGTCTTCAATTACAAAATCGTCGTTAGAGCTTTCGTAATTTTCAATGCGTGAGCGCTTGGGGTTTTCGGTAAGGTGGCGACGTCGAGTACCTTCCTGGAAGTACACAGAAAGATTTGATAATGGCGTAATAAAAATTACGCCAGCGGGAACAAAAGGAACACGTACAGCTTGCAGACCGCCTAAACGTTTTTCGCTCACGATCACATCAAGTGCGCGCATCTCAGTTGGGGCGTTTTCTTTATCGATAAGTGGAAAATATTTATCGGCCAAAAGTGCACGCCCAACAATTGCCACCAAGTCGGTGCGCTCTGCGTGCCATGACGCAACGTTGTTGTTAACTGCATCAAACACCAGAGCATCTATATTCGCATAGTCGCCACCGTTACCAATACGCACAACACCAGTCTGGCCGCCCTCATCCATTACAGACTCAGGCTTGTTTTCACGATATTTTTGTAGCCAGCCTTTGTTGACGTCTTGCAAAAGTGGATTGGTTGCCCGGTCTGTTTCTGCGGCAATGCTTGTACCGTTGAAGCCGACCATAATACGGTCTAACGCCTGCTGCCGTATGATAGCGTCACGCAATTTAGTTTGAAAATCTGGGAATTTTGCCCACTGGTCTATAGTCGCGTAACGTAGCGATGTGTCATATTCCGTGAACTGGCAATCGTACTGATTGCCGTCCAGGCTTACCATTTCGCGTGGTACTCGGTCCTTGGTGCTAGTATCGGTACGACCAGCAATAGTACCCGAAACACCCAAGCCGACTTTTTCGCCGGATTTATCTCGTACACCGACAATATTAATTTTTCCCAAAAATTCGCTAGATTCTTGGATACGTTTTTCGAGTGTTTGTTGTACGCTTGGAGTAACCGCAAAGGTTTTTTCAGGGCTTGATACGCCGTTTAGATTGGCGATTTGCGACAAATATTGCTCGTACAGTTTTCGTGTTTCGTTTTCCATTTCTGGTTCCTTAAATTTGGCTGATTGATTGGCTTAACAGTCGGTTTTTTCTTGATTGTTTCCGCCAGTGGCAAATGATCGCGGCGGCGTTTGTGGCTGCTTGCTGAGTTTTTCAACCAGCGCGTTGTGATCGTTTTCAAGTTTGTTAAACTTCGCCAGTAGTGCTTCGTGCTTACTATTCAATTCAGCGAAACTTTCAGCGGTAGGCATGTTTTCAAGTAACGTGCTCGTGAGCTGTTCAAAACTATCTACTACATCAGCACGCAATTGCTCGTTTGCACCCTCGGCTTTTTTAAATTTACTTGAGAGCATTTCTTTAACGCTCTCAAGCACACCAGGTTTTTGTTCAATTTCGTCAAACTCCAGCACCACTTCCAAAGCTTCGGTAAACAGGTTCTCTGGTCTAATTTTGCGCGATGCGAGAGGGCTTGCAGCACTGTTGGCGCTGAATTGGAGCATGTCGGTACCCAAGCTAGCAGGGGAATCTGTAAGAGCCAGGCCTACTAGGTAGGCTTGACCTGAGTCGGCGAAATCAGTATCAAGCTCCATAGACGTATATACTTTTTGCCGCTCTTTATTGAGCTTCAATGCCGATTCTGTGGGGTCGATTTCTGCCAACAAATAGAGCTCGCCGTTTTCCTCTTCGGTACTTAGCGCAACAACATCGCCATAACATTTAAACGGGCCATCGGGCAATATACCTTTGAAGTGCTCTAGGTTTACCCGCGCACCGTATTTTTTTGTGTTGTAATTTTTCGCTGCTTGTTCTAGCCAAGCACGTTCAATTTTACGGCCGTCTGTAGTTGCACCCTGTTTGCCAATTCTGAATTTTTTAGACTTGTATTTTTTCGTTTTTTGCTGCGTGTTAGATTCTGTGGGTTTACTCATCTGCTGGCCTCAAATGCGTTTAACTAATTTTTCAGAGTGAAAACATTCAGGCATTAGGATTGCGCAACATCAAAACACATGGAAGCAATAGCGGCTGTAAAAAGACTGCTTACAGTGGGCGAAAGATGGAATAAAGAAGGGAGGCAGGCAAACTGCATGCATGGAAAATGTAACGCAGTCTGCTGGCGAATTAAACACAAATAATCGTTTAAAAGCAAAATTGCTTTACTGGCAAGGTTTACGCGTTGCTCGTATTTGCGAAATTATCGACGAAAGACCACCCACTGTACACAGCTGGAAGCGGCGCGACAACTGGGACAAAGCCAGCGTTATCGACAAGGTAAATACCTCGTTAGAATCCCGACTTGTCGAGCTGATCGCAAAAGAAAACAAAGAAGGCAAGGATTTCAAAGAAATTGATTTATTAATGCGCCAGGTTGAACGGCTTGCGCGTGTTAATAAATACCAAGAAACCGGGAAAGAGAAGGATTTAAACCCCAACATTGAACGAAGAAACGAAGCCCCAAAACGCGCGCCAAAGCGAAACGATATAGGTGAGGAGGGCTTAAAACTTCTTACAGACAATTTTCATGCGTCGTTATTTGGCCATCAAAAGCACTGGTTTAGGGCTGGCGAAAAACACCGGATTCGCGACATTCTTAAAAGCCGACAGATTGGCGCAACCTGGTACTTTGCACGCGAAGCGATTATTGATGCCTACCATACTGGAAAAAATAAAATATTTCTTTCTGCGTCCAAAGCACAGGCGCACATTTTTAAACATTACATTGTGCAATTTGTAAAAGAGGCAACAGGTGTGGAACTTAAGGGCGATCCGCTCGTACTTCCCAATGGGGCCACACTTTACTTTTTGGGCACCAATGCTAAAACGGCACAGGGTTACCATGGCGATGTGTACCTAGACGAATTTTTCTGGATTCAGGGTTTTAAGGAATTTAGGAAAGTTGCGTCAGGTATGGCCATGCATAAGAAGTGGCGACAGACTTATTTTTCTACCCCATCAAGCCTGACGCATGAAGCCTACCCGTTCTGGAGCGGTGAACAATACAATAAGAATCGCACGAAAGATCAGCGTATTACTATCGATTTAAGCCATGAAAATCTAAAAGAGGGTTTGCTTTGCGGCGACGGTCATTGGCGGCAAATTGTAACGGTAATGGATGCCCTGGCAGGTGGTTGCGATCTTTTCGATTTAGACCAGTTACACCTCGAATACAGCATTGATGAATTTAACAATTTGTTAATGTGCCAGTTTATGGATGATAGCCTGGCAGTGTTCCCGCTTGCAGCCATGAATCGCTGCATGGTTGACTCTTGGGTAACCTGGCGGGATTACAAGCCGTTTGCAGAAAGGCCGCTGGCATTTAATGAGGTATGGTTGGGTTACGACCCTTCTGGTGCTAGCGAAAATGGAGACGGCGCCGGCTTAAGCCTTATTTCGCCAGGCAGCAGCACACAACCAAACCGAATCATTCACGCCGAACGATTAAAGGGCAAAGACTACGAAGCCCAAGCCGAATACATTTTAAAACTCACAAAGTACTTCAATATTACGTATATGGGCTTTGACGTCACTGGCATAGGTGAAGCAGTCGCGCAACTGGTAGAAAAGAAATTTCCTTTCATTACGCGTTTTTCTTATTCGCCAGAAGTAAAAGCACGCATGGTGCTACAAGCACAACACATCATTGATAAAGGTCGGTTGCAATTTGATGCTGGTCGCTCCGACATTGCACAAAGCTTTATGGCCATACGCCGCACAATAACAAACAGCGGCACCAAAATAACCTACAAAGCGCGGCGCTCTGAGGCCACCGGACACAGTGAACTAGCCTGGGCGACCATGCACGCGCTTTCCAACGAACCGCTATGCGGCCCTAACGATTCCACCAACAGCCCCATTTTGGAAATTTATTCATGAGCAAAAAAAGAAAACAAGCGACGACGGCAGAGCCCGAATACTTTACCTTCGGCGAACCAACCCCGGTGCTTTCTCAATTTGATGTGCTATATCATGACTGTTGGGCATTTGGTTCAAAATATTGGGAGCCCCCAACAGACCAGGCCGCACTTTCTAAAATATATCGCGCAACTGCACACCATGGCTCTGCACTTCAAACAAAAAGAAATATTCTTTTAAACACCTTCAATCCAACTAAATATTTAAACCGGCAGGACTTCGCTAGGCTTGCTCAAGACTTTTTAATTCTTGGCAACCTGTATGGCGAAATGATTTTCAACAGACTGGGTGGATTAATTGGAGTTAAACCCGCTCTAGCTCGCTATGTGCGTCGATCTTGTGATTTAAGCGGTTACTGGTGGGTACCTAGCTACAACCAAGAGACTGAATTCAAAACAGGTTCGATCATTCATGTAATGCAGCCAGACATTAACCAAGAAGTATACGGCGTGCCAGATTACTTGGGAGCTCTGCAAAGCGTTTTGCTAAACGAGAGTGCGACACTGTTTCGGCGTAAGTATTATGAAAACGGCAGCCACGCCGGTTTTATTCTGTATATGACAGACCCCGCGCATAGTCAAAATGATGTAAACACTCTGCGCGAGGCGCTAAAGGGGGCTAAAGGGCCAGGCAACTTTAAAAACGCGTTTATGTACGCACCAAACGGAAAAAAAGACGGCATGCAGCTAATACCAGTTAGTGAGGTAGCGGCCAAAGACGAATTTCTAAATATTAAAAATGTCAGCCGCGATGACCAGCTAGCAGGCCACCGAGTACCACCCCAATTAATGGGGATAATTCCAAACAATACCGGAGGGTTTGGCGATGCAGAAAAAGCCGCGAGGGTTTTTATTGAAATGGAATTAAAGCCATTACAACAATACTTTCTACAATTGAATGACGCGGCAGGTATTGAAATTGTAAAGTTTGATTCATACACATTTCCGAACCTGGGAACAGATTAATAAACGCGTGTTCTCTCCAGCATGTATATACGCGACGCATCACTCGAAAGCTTACCAAGCGCCGTGCACTCAGCGGCGCCGCCTTCGAACAAATAACCTTGCTTGGCAAACGAATTAACCACCGCGATATTACTTACACCTGGCAACGCATCCCCCCCAAACGACCACACAGCAGCACAGGCACCAGTTTTTATAACAGCGCTGTACATTTGCTGGGTAATACGTTGCGACGACAGAATTACCTTAAGTTGCTCACCGTCGATAGTTATAAACTCTGGAGCCCACGGCGCCAAAGCATCACCTAGCGCTTTGTAGCCCGCGTCACTCTCCGCAAAGGCTGACACACCTGCAAATAACATTGCAAAAATCAAATATTTCATAGCAATCCCCCTTTTGTAATTAATCTTTACTCCAATACCCACGCCCCGAAATTTTCCACCACATCCCCCCCTTTGCGCCTTCCGCGCGCAGTCAGCCCCCCGCCACGCCTGCACGCTAAACGTGTTTGTTTTTATGCATGCTGCAACAGAGGTCATAGCAGCACCAGCCCTGGCGTTGTAGATAGTGGAACTGAGTGCGCTATTT